ATTTAGACCTTAAGGGATTCGATGGCGATGCGATCGAGCACCTTCTGAACCCGCAAGAGATCGAGCCGACATCTCCAGAAGAGTTCCAAGAAGTTGACGAGAACATCGACACCGAACACGAATGTCCTAAATGCAGCTATCGGTGGAGCGGGAAATCTGGAGGGCCGAACTAATGAAACCACCTTACAAAGTCCCAACTATGTCAGAGATCCGCTCCTTACCTTGGAACGGATTCAACGCGATAAGCACATTCAGCGGAGGAGGAGGATCATCGACCGGATACCGGATGGCAGGCTTTAAGGTATTATGGGCAAACGAGTTCATCGACGCCGCTCGCGATACATACCGCGCAAACATGGCACCGCATACGATCCTCGACGGACGAGACATTCGACAAGTGACAGCATCCGAGATCTTGACCGCGATCAAGATGAACCCCGGCGATCTCGACCTCTTCGACGGATCTCCTCCCTGTTCTTCATTCTCAACCGCAGGAAAGCGTCAAGCAGGTTGGGGACAAGTGAAGAAATACAGCGACAAAGCGCAACGCACCGACGATCTCTTCTTTGAATACATCCGACTGCTCCGCGATTTAAAGCCTAAGACTTTCGTTGCTGAGAACGTATCTGGACTGATAAAAGGATCTGCGAAGGGCTATTTCATCGAGATTATGCGCGAACTAAAGGCGAGCGGATACCGGGTCAAGTGCAAGATTCTCGACGCTCAATGGCTCGGAGTTCCTCAAGCTAGGCAGCGGACGATCTTCGTCGGAGTTCGCGAAGACCTCGGACTCGATCCGGTTCATCCGGAGCCGCTTTCATATCGCTACACGGTCGCCGATGCGAATCCTCACGTCACCGCGTTCGATATAGGCGCAGGCTTTGGCGGAGTTGAAAAAGTAAAATCAGACAGATGGCCCTATCCAACAGTTGGATCGTCGCCGTCTTCTGGCAACGGTCTGGCAACTTGCGTTTATGTTGAGTCAGGAGCGAAGAGAAAATTCACGATTGAGGAGCTTCGGAAGATTTGCGGCTTTCCAGATGACTACATTCTTGCAGGGACTTATGCCAAGCAATGGGAGCGATGCGGTCGATCCGTTCCGCCTGTTATGATGAGCCACGTCGCGGCAGTCGTCCGCGATCAAATCTTGAGCAAATTATGAAGATCCCCGAACAATGGACATTCAAGAGCGATGATGTCGCGAAAGGATTCGACGATCACGTCAGGGAGCAGCTCCCTTGGTATGATATGGCGACCCGGATCGTCGGTCACGTCGCTCGCCATTACATCCCCGAATGTGGACTCGTCTATGATATAGGAGCGAGCACAGGAAACATAGGAAACGCGATCAAGGAAACGCTCGACAATAGGAAAGCTCGGCTTGTTGCGATCGACAACTCACCCGAGATGATCTCGATCTACAACGGGCCGGGCGAAGCGATAGTCGCTGACGCTATCTCCTACGAGTTCGAGGCGTTCGACTTCGCAGTTGTTTTTCTTGTTGTCATGTTCCTTCCAGTATCTAAGCGCAGGCAATGGATTTACGAGATGACCCGCAAGATCAAGCCGGGTGGCGCGATGATCGTCTTCGACAAGTGCGAGCAGGCTAACGGATACGCCGGGACTGTCATCTCGCGACTCGCTATGGCTGAGAAACTACGCAACGGAGTCCCAGCGAGTCAGGTGCTAGACAAAGAGCTATCCCTCGCCGGAGTTCAACGACCAATCGACATAATCGGGACGATACCACCGAACGCAACCGAAGTGTTTCGCTTCGGCGACTTCGCTGGGTGGATCATAGAAAGCAATAACCCATGAGGGCGAAGAAATCCCCACCGCCGCAACCGGCATCCGATCTCCAGGGGAAGATCCGCGAGGCTGAGTTCAAAAACATCCTCCAAAAACTGAAGGATGGAAAGACGCTGACGGCGCGAGAGTCGAAGATCGCGGCAGAGTTTGCGGCCAAGCGGGATGGAAAAGGGCTGACGCAGGCCGAGCTTGCAGCGGCGTGGGGCATGACGCAGCCCAACATTCACAAAATGGTCAAGCAGGGAATGCCTATGACCAGCATCGAGGCCGCTACGGAGTGGAGGAAGGATTGGCTCGAAACGCATGGGAGGGGAGACACCGCACCGGAGAACATCCAGCAGGCGAAGCTGCGGAAGACATTACTTGAATGCGAGAAGATCGAGTTTGCGCTTTCGGTTGATCGCGGGGAATACATCAAAAACGCCGTTGTCCGCGAAGCAGGCATCCGCATTGGAGCTATCTTCAGCGCCAAACTCGCGGCATTGGTCAACGACGCCAGCGGCGCGTTGGCCGGACTCGACGAAGCGAGCTTGCGAAAGAAGCTGCACGAACGCACGCAGTCTATCCTTGCCGAGATCCGAACTGAACTTGAGAAGGTATAGACTACAAAATGAACTACGAAACACGAACAACGAAAATGATAGTCGGAGTTAAGGGAGAGCAACTATTTCATTGCAGCGTAACTGAAATTGAAATCATGGACGAGGCCGCTGGGGAGTTCTTGGAGGTCAGCCAAGAGGGCGGCAAGCTACGCTTCGACCCCGAAGAATGGCCGCACGTGCGCAACGCTATCGAGAAGATGCTCAAACTCTGCCGAAATTATGACTAAACGCGAACTCTGGAAAATATACGCCAAGCGGAATCCGTCCTTCGACGGCGAGGGCAACGTGACGCTGTCCGCTGCCGGGCTTCGCAAATTGTTTGAGACAACGTGGGAAGTTGCAATGTATGATGGAGAAGAGGAGCCGAGTTCTAAGCAACCGGCGTCTGCGAATATCGACGCGCTCAAACAGATTTTTGGAATGCGATGAACGCACTCGCACAAGGCATCCGCGACGGCATCAAACTCGCGTTCGACGGCACGATCTTAGACTGGGCAAGCGATCACGTCAGCTTTCCGAACTCGGATCGCGCTTCGCGCTTCGATCCGTCGGTTGCGCCGTGGCTCAACGCTCCGCTGTTGGCCGCAAGCGACGACGAAACGACGCAGGTCTTTCTTCGCGCACCAACTGGAGGCGGCAAAACTACGATGATGGAAACGCTGGCTTGCTTCATCGTGGCTCAAAAGCCTGGGCCGACATTGTTCGTAGGGCAGACGGATGACATGGTCAAGGACTGGACGGAGTCGCGCCTATTGCCGATTTTCAACGAATGCCAGCCGGTCAAAGACTTGTTCCCAGAAGACCGCCATTCTCTCAGAAAAACGACCATACTTTTCCCACATATGGTTCTCTTCGCAGGCGGTGCGAACATGACGAACCTACAAGAAAAATCGATGCGCTATTGCATCGGCGACGAAGTCTGGAGATGGAAAGGTGGCATGATAAAGGAACTAAAGGCCAGACACCATGACCGCTGGAACCGCAAAACGCTCTTGGTCTCGCAGGGATGGGACGCAGGGCATGAGGCAGACGCGGAATGGGACAGCGGAACGCGAGAAGTGTGGGGCTGGACTTGTTCCCATTGTGGGAACTGGCAGAGATACCTATTCGACCAGATCGAATATGTGACCGAGCGCGACGACAAGGGCGGCATTCTTTGGGACAAGGTGCAAGATTCCGTCCGAATGAAGTGCGAGCACTGCGAAACGCGCTACAAAGACGACGCGAGCACTCGACGAAACCTTGCAAATAATGCAAGCTACCGCGCACTCAACCCGCATCCGGTGCGAGGGCACAGGAGCTTTGAATATCCGGCCTACGCCGTATGGTGGGTTCCTTGGTTTTCTATCGTCAAGGAATGGATCGAAGCCAACGAAGCCAAGTCATCTGGCAACCTGGAGCCGTTAAAACAATTTATCCAAAAGCGCAAGGCGCAGACTTGGCAGGATGAGGTGACGAGCGATCTGCCGGAGATCACGACAGGCGACTACGCCAAGGCCGAATATCTGGAAGGCCAGAAGATCGACGGAGAGCACAGACGCTTTATGTGCGTGGACAAACAGCGCGATCACTTCTGGTGTGTTGTCCGCGCCTTCCGAGTCGATGGCTCGTCGATGCTTTTACACGAGTCAAGGCCGCTGACGTGGGAAACGCTCGACGCCATCCAGCAGCAGTTCGACGTTATGCCGCGGTGCGTTGTGGTGGATGCCGGTTACGACACGCCGTTGGTCTACGAGCAATGCGCTCGACGAGGGTGGACGGCTTCGCACGGATCGGGGCAGGATGGCTTTTATCACATCGACGGCGGGAGAAGGACGCGCCGGTTCGTTTCAAAGATCGAAGGAGCGCAAGCCGGATCGGACGGACTCAAATGCGCTTATTTCTTTTTTAGCAACGAAGGCATAAAAGATAAATTGGCGTCACTCCGCCAGGCTGACGCTGTGCCGAAATGGGAAGTTGCGCGGGACGTGTCGGATGACTACCGCAAGCAGATGTTGTCGGAGATGAAGAAGGATGTGACCAACTCCAAGACCAAACAAGTCGAACAACGATGGGTTCGCATCGGCGGCAGGCCGAACCATCTGTGGGACTGCGAGTGCATCGCGCTCGCGTCCGCGATGCTGGCAGGCGTCTTGCCGATAGGTGAGTAATCAATTTCGTGTCATCACGAAAATGATCGAGGCAAAAAATAATTTTATTTTTTTCTTTTCAAAAAATAAAAAAGAGAAGATATTCAAAACATCGAAAGGCAAGAAGCCGGACGAAGAAAACCAAAAAAGAAAAAACAAAAAATGAACATGAAAACAACAAACAAAAACAAAGAAACCCTGCGACACGAAATTCTTACAATCATCCAATCAAAAAACATCTCTGTGACTGGCGAAATTTGGTTTTCTTTAATTTTTAGAACGGAATCAGAACTCAAAAATATAGCAAAAGAGCTTCGGGCATCTGCCTAACACCAACCGGCGCGGGTTCAATCCCCGCGCCTTTTCTTTATAATGAACAAACAAGAACAGCAAGAATACAGAAAAGAACTTTCGGAACTTCGCCGTCATTGTAATTGGGGTATACGCATTGGAGTTTTGGCGGTTCTTATCAATGCCTTCAATATGTATTTAGCGTGGTATAAAGTCTTATGACTTTAGAGCAAAGTCTTATGATGCCATACGACATTGTCTTTTGACATATCTTACAAGTTACTTCCCGTCACGCCATCTGGCTGGCTTGCCATGCGCAACAGACATTCTGAATCGACAGATGAAGCCTAGGGACGCCTAGGCGTAGGGTTCTTCTTTTGACATCGCCAACATTTAAATGGCGATGAACAAATCATTCTTCGGTCTCCCGCTTGCTACATTGCAAGAATTGCAGACCGATTTCACGGCTTGCTTAAAGGCAATAGCCGTTGCCGGCGCGTCTTACAGCATAGCAGGCCGCTCGTTTACTCGCGCCAACCTTGCCGAGGTCGCGCAGACCATCAAGGAACTGCAAGCCGCTATTGACAACGCCAGCGGGAATAGGGTATCACGTTACACGCCGACTTTCCCAACTCAGAGACCATGACGCAAGACCTACTTACCAAAGCCATTTCGTTCGTCTCTCCCAAGGCCGCTCTTGACCGCATGGTCAACCAGGCGAAGCTCCGCAACTTCGGACGATTTGATTCAGCATTGACGAGCGAGAAGCGCGGGATCAGTCGCGGCGTATCCGGTGGCGAAGACACGGCAGGAACTCGCGAAAGGTATTCGCTCATCCGCGCCGCTCGCGATCTTGCCGACAATTTTCCGCCTGTCCGTTCTCTGCTTTTAAAATTTGCGACCTACGTTTCCGGCCGCATCGCATACCAAGCCCGCACCGGCAACCGCGAAGCCGATACAGCTATTGAAAGATACTGGCAGAAGTGGTGCAACGACTGCGATTTTCTTGGCCGTCATAACTTCACCACGCTTTTGCAGCTTGCTGTTACCGCAATGCTTCGTGACGGCGATTGTGGATTTATTATTGTTCGCGACAAAGAAGATTTGAAATTGCAAAGCGTTGAGGCTGACCGCATCGGCTCGCCTTACGACCGCACGGACACGGATAAATATATCGGCGGAATAAATATTGACGACTATGGAAGACCCATTTCATACACTATTTTCACGCGCACTATCAATAACCAGTATGTTTCTCCTGTTGATATTGTTGCAAAAGAGTTTATCCACTTGTTCGACGCAGCGCGACTTGATGAATATCGTGGGCGGAGTGCTTTCGCTACTGCGCTGAACGCAACTCGCGATCTGCAAGAGGCTATCAAAGCCGAAGTGCAAGCGATCAAATACGCTTCGTATCAATCCGGCGTCATCACCACCGAGAGCGGAGCCGCTGACGCCGGCGACTACTTCGCTCGCGGCAACTCAAACGACCAAGGCCAAGTCGCACGCTTGCAGTCGCTCGATCCAGGAACGGTCAACTATCTATCCGCAGGCGAAAAAATGGAAATGTTCAAGTCGGACAGACCGACCGGAGCATTCGGAGAGTTCATTCGCTTGGTTCAAGCGCACATTTGCATGGCAGTCGGCTTGCCCTACGGCTTCGCGTTCGACGCAGACAAGAGCGGCCCTATGGCTCGCATGGAAGCCGCGATGGCAGAGCGTACGTTCCTCCGGTGGCGTGGACTCTTGGAAGGTCAGTTTTTAAACCGCATCAAGAATGTTATCCTTCTCGACGCCGCTTCGCGTGGACTCATTCCAGATTCCGAATACTTGCTCGATGGCCGCTGGTGCTGGCCTGCAAAGGTTTCGATTGACTACGGACGCGAAGCATCTGCCGACATCGCATTGTGGAAAGCTGGCTTGAAGACAGCCGGACAGATTTACTCCGACATGGGAGAGGACTACGAAGAAGCACTTCGCGCACGGGCCAAAGAAGCGAACATGATCAAAGAGCTTGGTCAAGAGTTCGACATCCAGCCAAACCGTATTTCTGATTCCGTTCCTATTACTGCTATCGACACGATCTTTGACGAGAGCAAGAACGAAGCACCGCCGCTCATCGAGAGCATCGGCATCGGTGGCACGGATGCGCTATCAGGCATCCTTGCTTCGCTCGGTCGCGGCGAACTTTCAGCGGAACAAGTCGCCGTCATCCTTCGTGTTGTCTTTGGAATGGACGAGGAGAACGCAAACAAAATCATCAACGCCGATCCAGCCGCACCAGCAGCACAAGATACAGCTCCGTCCGCATTCGTAGACGAAACCAAGCCAACTAAAGTATTAGCCT